TCTTAAAACATCATTCTTAACACAAAGAAATTCATGTAATAAAGTTTCTCCACCAGAAGTATAATGTAGCGCTCTTAATTCACCCGCCGCAATCTTTCTCTCTTGGAAAGGCTCAAATTCAATTCTACGATTTTGATCTGGGATTTTATAAACCACTTTGTGATTAACCATATTGCGCACTGGAACAAGAGTATTATCTGATAAATTATTCATTTTTTCTCCTTTTATCTCTTTTTTAAAGAAAAAAGGAGGAAGCATCAAATTAAATACTTCCTCCTTTTATTAATATTTAAACTTTACAAGTTTCAATTTTTCTAATTAGATGACCGCATCCAACTCGTGTATCAACATAACAAGGAATATTGTTTTTACGAAGTTGCTCACAGAAAAATAAATCTTCTGATAATACTCCTTTATGAGAATTATTATAATTTACTCAATCAAATCAAGGATAACTAATTTTATTAAAAACAGAAGTTTTAATGAGAATACATCCCATTCCTCCACCATGAATTTTTACTAAATATTTATTATCATTATGGAGTTTTATTAATTCTTCTTTAGTATATGCACTTTCTTTAGAATAATTAAAATATAATTTATTATGCTCATCTTTAAGTTTATATATACAAGTTTTATTTAAAGTTTGATCATCTAAATGTCTACGTACATAAAAACCACTTACAACGTCAACATTATGAGAAAGAAGATTGAGAAGAGCGTCTTTTGGGAGAGTTACATCATTATCAACCATGAATACATAATCATAATTATCATCTAATGTTAATTGTGCAATTTTATTACGTGCAGTTGCACAATCATATCCCCGCACAAAATTAAAAGAACATTCATTATCACTTTTATCTAAATCTCAAATAGATTTAAAAGTATCTGGTGTAATGTTTTCAAAAGTTGGAACTGCAATTAAAATTTTCATTTTATTGCATCCTCTTTGAATGTTTTTCTAAAACTGTTTCTCAATCCATCTCTTTATATTTTTTTATATATTCACGTCGTGGAGCTTTGATTGAATTTTGTCAATCTTTATATCCTGCAAAATGTACAATTGCAGGTGAGTCGGTATAGCCGGTAACTCTGGTTTCATTATAACAAACAGGAATCCTAGAAACATGACTAGCAAGATAATTTACTGCATCTTGATCTATATAAGGTGCTTTTTTGGTATTCAAAAAATGAATTAATTTTTCATCTTTTTTAAATTTACGCATTCTATCTAAATCAAATAACGCAACTCCCACGTTATAATATAATGGACCATATGGTTTGTAAGTGGACAATGTTTCTTCTACCATAGCGACTCAATCATCTTTTCTTAAAAAATTTCAAATAGGATCAATATCTCTTACACAAATAGTATCTACATCAAGTTGAAGTATTCTACTAACTTCTGGCAATAATTGAGTATAGCAAACTCTAATCATAGCCATATAAGTGAATTGTGTTTTCATATTGGGGCCGTCTTTAGGAAAAAACTTTTGTCCACTTACGTTATGACATTGAATTATATCTGGAAGTTCATGCGGAAAATTATCATCTTCAATGAAAAAATGGACTGTATCTACTGAGCTATTCGCAATAAGTGATTTAGCTGCAGTTTCCATTGAATCATATAAATTTCTTGTACCTGTATATGCCGCATGTTTTTCCATTTAAATTAATTTATCTTATTAGATTACTCGCCAGTCTTGCCTTCGGCACCAGTTTCACCTTCGGCCTCTTCAGCGGGAAGATTATGAATGCGGCTAGCCTTTACAAGATCGGTGTTACGATAGCTGAAGATAAAATTGGTGAAGAAAGTAGCAATGCCAAACTTCTTATAGGTCTGGAAATCGGTGCTCCAATCATCATTGTCCTCAACTGTGCGAACAGCGGTAGGACCTTCAAAGACAATCTTAACAGGCTTATTATCCTGGCCAACAGGCATAATATAAGCTTGAGCAGGATCAATTACCTTCTCCTGGTTGGTTTCATCAACCATAGACTGAGGAAGGATAATTACATTATGACCCTTGTAATTACCAAGCCAACCATCAGCCCAGAGACGGTTCTTCATATCATCAGAAACCCAATTGGTCTGAGGAAGCATCTTAGAAGCAAACTCATAAGTGCAATAAATAGAAGCACGACCATAGCTATCAGCAATAGCAAGAAGCTCGTCCATAGTGGCTTCATCAAAACCGGCTACCTCAGCACGGTTATGTCTAGGAAGTGTAGCGACAACAGCCGCGAGAGCTTTGGCAATCTCACGGTAAATGAACTCGTCCATACCTTCCATAACAAGGTTAGTTAATTCAGAGAACTGAATACGACCATCGAGCATTTCCTCGAAGCCAATACGAGCAGCGCCACCAATAGCACTAGTCTCAACGGTAAGAGACTTACCATCAAGCATGAATACTTCATAACGGCCAGCTAAGCCAACACGAGTAACGAAAGTCTTAGCACGCTTACGGGCAGCTTCAGTAATATGTGTACGGAAAACAGCCTTATCACCATTGGCAACGTTACGAACTTCTGCGAATTGAGCATATTGAGCTTCAACGCGAGCAGGAAGAACTTCGTCAATTGTTTGTTCAATTAAACGGAAAATAAGATTTTTATTTTCACGATAATCAGCATAATTACCAGCTAACGCACGGAACTCAGTAGCAAGAGCCTCATTAACCTGATCTAAAGTATACTTCTCCTCACCAAAGGAATAAGCGGTAGGAGCAGAAGGATCAGCCTTAAGCGCAATACGAGCTAAAGATAAAAGATCGTTATAATTCATTCTACATCCCCCTTTCATTAAGCCTTGATGCATTGAAGTTTAACAGCGGGTTGACCATCAGGAAGAGTGTACTCTTTAACAACCCTAAAGACAAGATCACCAGTAGATCCTTCAGTTAAGAAGCCATCAGTACCAGGAACAACGTCGTCGCCAACTGCTAAAGTTTCATTATCTTTAAATGTATTAGTAGTGAAAATATCACCAGCAACAATGCCAAAGACACGAGGATAGATCTTACCATCATAAGAATCCTCTACCTTTTGGGCCCAATCTTTGTGCATCTGATGACGCTCATCATAGAGCTTTTCCTCGTTATAAACAAGCATCCATGCACCTGCACCATCAAAGTTGACTTCACCAGCAGCGTAGTCATACTTTACAAATTGACCATTTTCAAGAATGGTAATATCATCAGCAGCAGGGAGCTGTGCATAAACACGACCGTCACGAGGAGCAGAAAGGTGGTTAGGCTCAACTTGACCATAACCATCTCGTTTAAATGTAATCGCCATTACATTCCTCCTTTTACTTTAGAAATTTTTAGTTTGACGAAGTGCTTCAAGGAAAGCAGGAACGCTCTCAGATGCTTCTTCGTCGAGAGAGAAAGTCATTGCGGGAGTCGATTCAGAATCAACTTCCTCTTGACCATCAATCATGTCAAAGTTAACATTTTTCTCAACATAAATAACAGCTAATTTAGCCTTGATTTCATCATAGCTGTAATCACTCTTATGAGCAATAACATCAGCTTTGTCTTCGTCAGAAAGCATATGATAAGAAGCAATTAACTTATCTTTCTTTTCATTTTCAATATTTAGCTTAAATTCACGAAGTTCTGCAATCTCTGCGCGAAGAGATTCGTTCTCGCTTACTAAAGCCGCATATTCTTCTTCTGTACGAGTAAATTGAGTTTGCTCTTCAATAACGGTCTCGGCCTTGTTCTCAACCTCTTCTTGAGTAAACTCTTCATTAGCTGTTTCCTCAGTTGTTTCTTCAACAACTTCGATATTATCATCAGTTTGTTCTACGAAATCGGTAGTTTCTTCTTTAAGCGCGAACTCAGTTTCTTCTACATTTTTCGCAGTTTCTTCTGATAGATTAACATTTTCATCAGACATGTTCAACCCTCCTTTACTATTGAGCGCTGTGTGTAAATCGTTCATCATCGTAAATAAGGTTTGTTGGAACTCCTTGCCTTGAGTGAAGTTCTTACTAACCTCTGGAGATGTAACCGAAGCGCCTTCAAAACAAGGTTCAACATCATCCCCAAGAATGCACAACTTACTAAAAGTTGCATCATTAATAATGAAGAAATCTACACCAAGATTATTGTCAGTTGCCCAATGGCCTTCTAGAGTTGCATCATCTAGTTCCATTGATTGCGGCTGACCCTCGCGAAGTACCTTGGTGAGTTCTTCAAATTGACCAACTCATAGATAACCAGTTGTCATTAAATATGTGCGCTCAGCCTGATTGCCAAATTCGTCTGTGTCAATGAAATTCTGGAATCAAACTTCCGCATCTGGTGAAACAAAGCCATATGGAACGGTCTTGCAAGAGAAGGTAATTTCACCATCTTCAACGTGTATGATATGTCCATGATCACCAAAGTCTTCTTTATTTTGATTAAACGCAGCTACAATAGGTGTGCCACGTAAAGTTTTAGCCATTTCTTCCGCAGTCTCACGATTAATGTAAGAACCATTACGATTATGACCTAAATAAAAGACTTTAATCTCACATTTAGACATTAAAGGGTTAATATCAAGAGGTTGTAAGTTGATAAACTCAGGACCTTGAATCATGCTTATATCAGATATATTCTTTAGTGCCATTTTCCCCCCCCTTTCTACTAACCCTTAGACTCTTCATTGGCAATTGTTTTATCAGATTTTTCATCCGGACTTAGCTCCGGACGTCCACCTTGCTCACCCGCAGATGGTTCTTTTTCAGCGCCACCAGACTGTTGAGTTTTGCTGATTGTAGAAGACATCTGTGGAGGAGTAAATATCTCAACAAGCTCCATAATTTTGTTCTCAAATATGGCTGTAGCAAGTACTGTACTTGGAGATTGTCCAAGAGCAACTTGTGGTAAAAGTTTAGAAAAGCCAATTTGAGTTTGTTCTTTATAAAGCTTGGAAAGATCCTTATAATTATAAACAGTTGTAGGTAACATTTGTACCCGATATACAAGACGTTTTGCATTTTTATTAAAAACTTTTAATAAAGACTCTGCATAGTCTTGGAATTGAAGAAGTAAATCTAACATAGTTGCTTCATCATTTGCAATAGATTTTTCAAGTGCTAAATTACCGCTTGTATTGAATTGCATTTGACTTACGCCAGCTTCATTATAAACAGTTCTTTCTACTTTTTCAAGTTGATCTGCCGCGGATTCATTACTATGATCAGATAAATCTTCGACTTTAACATCAGCAAAAGTAGTAAGAACATTAATACCAATTGCGCGACCTAACATTTCAACAGCATTTTTATGAAGCTCTCGAGCTTCATCTACGTCAAATACTAAGTCACCATTTTTATCAATAGGCATCTCTTGGATAATTAATCTAAGAAGTTGCTGTTCCATCTTTTGTTTATCTAAATCTTGAGCATCTTCTAGATCAATTAATTTTGGAATAATAGAAATAAATAATGGAATATCTGAATTATTTAAATTAAATTTAACAGTATATTCTGGGTCTAAAGCAAATCATCCTTTTCCGCTTCCACTATATTCTTCATCTAGAGTTCCATGTTTATATTTGACGTATGCTTGTTGAAATTCTTTTGGAAACATTTTAAGAACTTTAATGCGATAATCTACATCTTTAAAATTATCATCAAAAAATTTAACATTAAATTCTATAATATGATCATTATTTAATTTATATCTAGAACGACAGTAATCTGCAGGAAGTTCTTGAAGATATGAAGCGTCTTTTTGATCAATTTTATATCCATAATAGCATCCATTGCGTAAAACTTTAAGAGCAATTTCTCCAAAAGTTTTCTTTAATTGACAATTATCTAGAAAAGCATTCGCTTTAAGCCATCCCTCAGTCATTTTTTCATCTTTAATCTTTTCGTCATATCTGATAGGTGTAATTAATCAATCATACCTATATAAATAAGCCATATAACGACACAAGCGAGAGTAAATACCGCTTTTAATAAAAAAATAATTAGAGATAGTGCGGAGTTTTTGTGTGTCATTATTTTCTAAAGCCCTCATTACATCGTCTTTTTTAATACCATTGCGGCGACGATCGCTACTCGCAAATTCAGAAGCTTTCATGATTACATCATCATGATAAAGCTTGCCATCAATTCTCATCTTATTGAATTCGTGAGGAGATCGTGTTGAGCTTTCTGAAGCAACTAAACGGAAATCTTTTATATCACTCAATGTTCGACCCCCTTAGTAACCGGCTGCCCGCATAATATAATCATATGATAATTTAGATTCATCATAATAGGGAATACAAATTAATTTTATATTATGCTCTAAACAATATTTGCGTTTTTGTAAATCATTATATTTTTGTCTTCCAACACCTTTTTTACCGCCAAATTTATCAACAGCAGTATAATGTTGTCTACCTTGAGCTTCAATTAAAAATTCAAGATCACCATCTTCAGTAAAGACTGCAAAATCAAATCTTAAATGTCGGCCACTAGAAGCAACTAAGTCATCAAATTCATATTCTTCTTCAAAAGGTATATCATAGTCTGTTAAAATATTATGAATTTTTATTTCCATAGTAGAACTCATCATAATATACCCCTTACGTCAAAATATTTACTCAATTAATATAAATATATTGGGTATATAATTTTTATTTTTGACCCCAAAATTTTTAATTATAAAACATAAAATCTTTAATATTACGTTTCTTACTTTTCTTTGAACGATCTTCTTGTAATTTACAATAATATAGGCCATAAATAAGTGCAGAAAATTTATCTTTTTTGATTTTTTTAGAATTTTGTTTTAAAATAATATTTGCACCTTCATTATCAGTAATTAAATTAGCCATTTGTTCTTTTAAAATAGATGTTTGTACGAAAGGCATTAGATAATCCGCACGTTGAGACTGAGACATTTTTTTACCTTGAGCTTGTGACATTAATTTGTTTTTAGCTGTTGTCTCGTCAATTAGGAATAACACGCGGCCCGCATTAATTTCTGATTGAGTATATGAATACATTTCTGAGTTAAGAGCTACATTAGCTTTCATTACATACATGGCTTCATAAATAGTATTTTCTGTTTTCATATTTCTATAATGATTATCATCATCATTCATTACGCCTCAATTGTAAAGTGTTTCACCGGTGTCAGGATCAACCGTATCCATCGTTAGCATATCAACAAGGCCCGCACCAAGACCATTACCGTCGATGACTGCAACTTTACAATGGTATTGTTGGAATAATCGTTTTAATTTAAGAGCCTGCATACCAAAATGCTCTTCTTCAAAACTATAAATATTAACTATTCGTTTGCGGGGAATATCGCCAGAACTAGGAGTGACTTTAATAATAACCGCTTCTGTAGAACAGCCAAATCTACCAACGTCAACACCCATTACATAATAACCATCTTTAGAAGTTTTATTAGAATACTTCCATTCTGGAAGATTAATGCGACGATTACGGTCAAATCTTTCTGAATTAAAGAAAGCAGATTCTACATCGCCAGATCAGTGAGATTCATATTCACGTTCAAAAGAATCTTCGTTAAACGTACCGTCTTCCCGCAAATCCCGCACGAAATTCTTACTAAGTAACCCTTCCATGACAGGGACTCTCCAAGAGCCACCAAGAACCATAGCATCTTTTGGACGAGCTACTGACATACATAAAAGCTGAATAAGTTTATCATAACTAAATGTTCCCTTATATCCCGCAGAAGTAACAAATATTTGACTCTTATTAAGTTGTTCTTTTGGATCTGCACGACCTTGAACCATGCGGTCAACATTTAGAGTAGGAAGTAATACTTCATTTAATAAATCTTGATCTAAGCCAACACATTCCTCCGCAAGTAGACTTTGAAAACGACGTCCACGAGTCTTTTCACTTTGAGCTACGTTTTCTAGAGAGCTACCATTTTTAAAGGTATAAATAACAGTATCTTTAGTGCGAGATGTTCGAGCTCGAGTACCTCTTGTGTCTCATATAATTTCACGTTCCATCGCTGGAATTAGTTTACATATTTCATCAACTTTACTACCTAGAATTTCTGCAGATTGGCCCTTACCACCAGCAACTGTAGCGATTTTTGCGCCCGGATAAAGAATACATCGTAGCATTAAAGCCATAATAGAAATAAATGATTTAGATCAAGCACGAACGAAAGTTGCAAATACATATTTATGTCTAAAAATTATTCGTAAAAACATTCTTTGATAAAAATAAAATTTAAAATTAAAGGGATTTCCAAGAGAAAGATAATAATCAACTAGCTTATCTGGATACATTCTTCAATAAGCAATTACTTTTTGATATTCCTCTAAATGACCCCGCACATGTTCTTTAATAGCCTCGTCGTCCATATCAAAAGTTTTTTTATTAGATGATTTTAAAATATCTTTAAGACCCATTTTAAATCTCACCTGCTAAAAATTTCTCTAATGCTTCCGCTTCTGCTTCAATTTCATTATCTAAGAACATACCTCATTCTTCTGCTTCTTCATCTGTAAGTGTATCTTTATTAGCTTCTTCTGCGGAAGTAACAAGTCCCGCATTTAAATCAATTTCTGCATTTTCAGCTTTTTCAAGTTTCTCAATATAAGATTCAATTAAATCACCAAGACCAAGCTCTTCACTTACTAAAGCATAATTGTAAGCTTTAAGATCTTTAATAGTAAAATCAATTTTATCTTGCGGGTATTGGTCTGGATCAAATTGCGGTAAATTGGGAATTATGCCCCCTTCTTGCTCACAAAGTTGTACTAGTTCTCCAATAGAAGAAAGAACTTGTTGACGATCTTCTTTATTTTGTGCTTCAGTAAATTTACCACCTTTGCGGAGTTGGTCAAACACGCCCGCGAGGTTTTTATATCCAGTTAAGTCGCCTACATCTAAACATTCATCCATTTTAAGAGAAGTTTTACACATTTTCTTTAAAACTTCTTCGCGGTCAACATTTAATTCATACTCTTGGGCATATTTAGAATACATTGTTTCCATTTTAATTCATTGTTCTGGAGTATAAACCATGCCCCATTTAAGAATTAAATAATTAATATCTTCTTCTGTAAGCTGATCTGTTCAATAAGTAGCTGAAATTTGATATTGCGGCGTCTGCTCTTGCGGTGTAGAGGGCTCAGCCGCATCCATATCTACAAATTGAAGACCTTCTCCATATGACATACCTTCTGTATTAGTATGCGTAAGAGTATCATATTGACCTTGTGTAATTTCACCAGCTTCTAATTGCGCAAGAAGTTTTTGTTCATAATCTTCTTCTTCTTGTTGATCTGATTCTTTTTTTTCTTCTGGCTCTTTCAAATGATCAGAATCTGCAAAAGTATAATCCGCATATTGAACCATATTCATTGTACGTAGATATGTACCAATTACAGATTTAGGCCCAAATTTTGCTGGATCTTTAAGGTATCGTTCATTTGTAATTTGAATTCATTTTTTTTCAAAGTATGGAACATCAAACATTTCTAATATTCAAAGAAAGGTTTCAGGATTGCGATTGTCAATATATTGTGTTAGACAATCTTTACAAAGGTCGCATCTTTCTCCTGTTTTCATTTTAAAGAAGTCAGTTTCTTTTAATGAACGTCCGCATTTACTGCATGTTTTACGACCAAATGTTGGCATACTTCCTCCTTTCTATCGGTTTGAATTTTTACAATCTTTGCATTGAGAGTATCAGCCATCTTTGCTAGTATTTTTTGCAAAGAATAGTGGGTGGCCTAGTTTAATGCGGCCGCATTTGCTACATTTTTTCCAATAACCATATTCTACATTGGTATAATATCATTCGATGTAATCTTTTGCATATTGTTTAGAAATTAATTTAGGAATTCTATTACGCCACGTAGTAGAATAATATTGCTCACTATGTCATTCACCAAATTGATCATATAATTTTTCTTGAATTTGTTCATTAGTAAGTCCATCTATTTTATAAACTAAAAGTCACCATAGAAGAGGATAATCTTCCTCCAAAGCTTCGGCTGTTACATTTTCTAGATCTATTAAATGTCAATGCATATCTGAGTGTAAATCTTCTCAAGATTCTTGTTTTAAAATTTGATAATATTGAAGTAAAAATGATATATGCTCTGGATTAAGTAATGATAATGGCATATCTGAGTGCGGCATTCGATCTGCATCTAAGTAAATTTTTTCTGGAATTGACATATTTGCCAATGTCCGCACTTGAGATGCTGTTTTAATGCGGCCTACTTGATTATAAGAACCTTTAATCATATATGCTTGTTTTCAAGTGTCAATTAATGCTTGATTAAGTTGTTTACGATGATACTTAGACGCTGTTTCAAGTTGTTTTTTTAAAGAAGCAATTACTTTCATACATTCTTTAAGTTGAGGAATGTTTTTTATATCTTCTTCAGTAATTGGGTCTTTTGGGTCTAAAATTTGTCCTTTGTCTACACGGATAAGATTATAGATACCATCTTCACCATTTTCTAATTTGTCTATTAAACCTTCATAAGATACCTGCCTCTTATCAATTGTAAACTCTCTATTGGGGGTTAATATTGGATATTGTTCTGTACGTTCTTTTTTAGTCTGGTTGCGATCGTGTGTAAATAACATGTAATCTGCTAATATTTTTAGGGTTTTGCTATCGTAAAGAGGAAGGTTATCTTTGTGGCGTTGTCTAGCATTTTTCTTATCTTTTTCAAGAAATTGCTTTACATAAGCTACTCTTTCTTCTGGAGTAGTGAGTGAATAATCTAATTCCAAAGAAACCTCCTTATAAATAGAAATTTTTCTATCTTTGTTATAAGTATACCATAAACTTTAGACTTCGTCAAGGGGTTTTTCTGAATTTTTATAAATTTTTTTGCTTTGAATAAATAATTTTTTGAATAATCTGATTATTATATCTGGACAAAATATTTTTATTTTGGTATAATATAATTAAAGAGAAAGGAGGGAGATAATGGGACGAAGATGTTTGACCAAAGGATTTAAGAGTACATTGGGTGGAAAGAAAGGATCAGCAAAGAAAAAATTGATTAGTGAACTTAGTGGCGTAGGGATTAATGATTCTAAACTAAACAAAGGAACTAGTAGACAGCGTAAAATTAAAGATACTCTAGGTTGGTAGAAAATGGCTTGGGCAATTTTTGATGAACAGAAAAAGTATATTCTTGATTTTTTTGTTGGAACTTCAGATGAATGTTGGAAATATGTGGTAGAACAACACTATAACTGTGGAAAAATTGGCTTAATGAATAAAAGTGCGATGGAGCTATACTCTGCAGGGTGGAAATATGTTAATGGTATGTGGGTTAATCCTGAGAGTAACCTTTATTCCGAATTTTAAAATGAAAATTGCTCTTGACATTTTTTTGGACGAGGCAAAGTTAGCCTAGGGTAACACTTTGATCAAAGACCAGGATGCATCCCCCAGTAGCCCGATCAACTTTTGAACCATCGCTGCGCTCACGGTATAACACTGCATGCGTCTAGGCCGCGTGGCGCAGCGTCCCGCACGCCCGCCCTAGCAGCACGGCGCAGCGCAGCCACGCGGCCACGCGATGGCTCGGCTGTGTCATGCACCGCCCATTCGATCAATTGTGTAAGAACTGTGAAGGCGCTGCGCGTTTGTCGTTCTCGAGCTTGGCCGGCCCAGACAGTGTTATTATTAAGTTGTCAGAAGGACACGCACAGAAAGGACTAAGACCATGACCATCTCCGAGCTCATCCAGATTCTTGAGGGCATCCGCAACGAGCAGGGCGACGTTACTCTGGGACAGGTTGACCTGTTCGATGGTGAGGACCTCATCATGGACTATTATGACGAGGATGACGAGGAGCACACCATCCGCGTGCACCACTAAAGAAAAAGGGCGAAAGCCCTTTTTCTTATCTGCGGAAGTTAGCCAAAGGTAACTTTTGTATTTTGAATTCACATTGATGAAAGGCAACTAATTGCCTATTTGGGTTATCCAAGAGAAGAGATAAAGACGTGCGGGCGCCCGTCCCTGCCACGTGGCTAGGCTAGCCAGCTCGAGCGGCTAGCTCGCTGTGCGTGCGGTGTGTAGTGTGCGGCGTGTGCTATGTGTGCGCGTGTGCACAACATGCGCAACATGTTGCACATCTATGTGTATGTTGTTGGTTCGATCATGGCCAAAATAACTAGAACACATGTTTGGTCTTTCGTTCGATCCTTGTGGGGATCGCAGGATCGGCCCGCGGTGGGCCGAAATTTTACCACACTACACAGATGGAGTCAACAACTTTTTTTGTACATCTTTCCTACACAGTTGGGGCAAATAGTTAAGTGATTTAATTAAATAATTGGCAGTCGATCGCTCTCCAGGGAATTGTGTGGATAATGTGGAGGGACTGCACACTTTGCCATTCTCGCGTGTGGCCGGCCTAAATAGGCGTATTATATTAATCAAGGAAAGGCACACCAACTAGAAAGGACAAGACCATGACCGCCTACGCCAACTTCCGCAACGTCCTCGCTACCATGTACTCTGTTAACTACTTCGCCGACGATGCCAACGTTTCCAATGACCTTATCGACACCTATTCCAACGCTTGCCACGACCTCGAGGATTGGGTGCTCGACACCGACCATTCGCCCGCTGGAGATTACGACTCTTGGGCAAATCGTTATTTCAACTATGTGGAGCGCGCCGCTCGGACTGCATCTCACAATGAGGAATTCGTGGCGGCAGTTCTCGCAGACATTCGCGATGATTGGGGAGAGTAGGAAAAAGGGCGCAAGCCTTTTTTCTTTGGCGCAAAAGTTAGCTAAAGCTAACTTATTAAGAACATTTATTCACTTACTTAATTAAACAAAGTTAATGATTAAATAGAACACCAGTTCGAGCATGGCCGAACAAAAAGTTAACCCAGGCTAACAAAAACTAGAACACCAGTTCGGCCGAAAAAATTGTGGAGATTATGTGAAGAACTTGTTTTCTCTTGATTCATGCAAGCAAATGTGGTATAATTAAAATGACGTCGATCATGGGCGAAAAATTATAACACACCGCACGTAAAAAGTCAAGCGATATTTTTAAAAAATCCAGGAAATTTTAATTGTGGAGATTTTGTGAAGACCTCCCAAAACTCCGCACAAAGTGCTATTATTTAATTGTAAAGAAGGACACCTAAAAGAAAGGGACTCCGATGACCGCCAAACTCCACACCACGTACAAAACTCGCGAGTACGCGGCTTATGACTTCACTATCCCCGCAAACGACGACGCTATTATCACAAACGTCTACACCACCAAATGGGGAAAGTATTACGACGTTGAAACCGCACACAATGGCAAGTTTAACGTTAATGAGAATGTTATCGGTAAGATGCTTAACATTTAAAAAAAGGCTTAAACGCCTTTTTTTATTTGCAGTAACTGTTAACCCAGGTTAACTTCACAATTTCTTCACATTTGGCCGAAAATTTTAGCACAACGCACGGCAAATGTCAAGCAAAAACACAAAAATTTTTAGAAAAAAATAATTGTGTAGAAATTGTGAAAAGGCCGGCTAACTATTGTACTAAAGAGTAAATAGGCGTATATTAATAATCAAGGAAAGGCACTCACCGACTGAAAGGAACTGCAATGACCAACATCACCCCGCTGAGCGTTATCGACCTTCGCGCAATGCTTCGCAACCTCCCCGAAAATACTATCGTTGAGTCTCGCAAGTACAAGTATTATGGTGAGTGGAGCAATTGGAAGGCCATTACTCCCGCGCACGCACTTCACCGCCTAAACGTGCACACTGATGAGGGATATTGTCCCTACGACGTGCGAGTTATGAGCGTTTAAAAAAGAGCCAAAAGGCTCTTTTTTTTATCCTAAAAAGTCGGTTTAGGTTAACTTTTGTATGAACGATTCTAAGCCGTTTTAAGCCTTGCACCTATTTAAATAGCCGTTTTAGCTTGCAACGTCTTAGAATGGCTTAGAATGGCTCTAGCGCGATATTTTTTTAGTTTGGTACCTTGTTATCACTATCAATTATGTAGATTTTATGAACCCTTAAAAAGGCTCTGAGAGCTTGACATTTTTCTTTAAATGTGGTATAATAGAAATGGCGCCCATGTATGGGCGAAAAATTTTAGCACAACACGCGGTAAAAATCAAGAGGAATCACAAAATTTTCACAAAAATTTTTTCAACAACTTTTCAACAAACTAGTATCCCAGAATCCAGGAGTTTTCAACAAATGTTGAAAACATGTTGATAACTTGAATTGTGTGGAGATTGTGGAGAGGCCGGCATAATCCAGATTGTTAACCGTAGTTAACACTTCATAGTGGTATACTTGACTTGTCAAGAAGGACAAGCCGAAAGGGGCACACCATGAACGCAACCGCACACATGTTCGACACCTACCGCGCGGATGACGCTACCGACTTTTTCGCCGCCGCCTACACTGATAAGGCCGCGCCCCGTGAATCCGACCCCGTGCGCGTGTCTCTCATCCCCGCGGATGATATGAGCGCCTATATCACGCTTTCCCGTAAATCGTCAAGCCACGGCGGCGGCGCTGTTCTCCGTTTCCGTCCCACCACCACCTATAAGGTTGACATGCGTAATCGTTACGGCGCTGTTACCATTTGCACCTATGGCGAGCTTACGGAAACGCTCAACAACATGCGCGCCACGGCACATAACCCTCGCAAACTTAACCTCGGGCACGCGGTCGAGTTCAAGCTGTGCGAGCGCTGGGGTCTCACGTGGGAGTTCGACAACTCCTCCCATAAGGTCAAGGGTGACATTTCCATGGACGGTGTGGAATATCAGGTCAAATGGCAAGGGGCGAGCCTTTAGGCTCGTCTCTTCTCTTTATGAAGGATTTGTGAAGAACTTGTGCAAACCTTCCATATCTGTTATATTGGTATCGTGGAAGAGTGGCCGCATAAATAGAAAGGACATAAAATGGCTAAAAGAAAAAACATAAAGCCGAACGATAATGTCATGCATGAAGAATTTGCCTGTTTTCGTGGTACTGTTCGTGCTATGCGTGAATGGCTTAATCAATTTAACGATACTGATGAAATTGCTTTTGAAGCATGGACTGATGGCGGATGGCAAGGACTTTACATCAAAAAGAATGGCAAAATTATAGCAGATTGTGGAGAGTAAAATCCAGGAGTTATGGAGTTCTCCACAAAAACTCTACATCTTGTGCCGGCCAAATTTTTAGAACACTAGTTCGATTAATAAAATCCAGGAATTTAGTTAAGTCTTTTACTTAACTAACCGATTCCAGGCAAATGTGTAGGAAATATGAAGACAAAATTCTCATTGACAAGACTACTAAAGGAGCGTATTATATTAATCAGAGAGGGAAAGCAAAAGGCAATCCCCAAACCGCGAGAAAGACTCGCAGAAAGCAGGTGCCAAATGGCAGAGAAGATGACCCGCAAGCAGGCTCTCGAGTTCGCAATCTCCAACCTCGAGAATGAGGAAGCCGTCGAGGTTCTTAGCAAGATGCTTGAGTCCATCAGCAAGCCGAGGGCTAAGCAGGTTAGCAAGGCTCGCACGATGAACGAGAACACCGCACGTGCGCTGTGGAACATTGCGCCCGAGACTCTTACCACGAAGGCCGCTACTGAAATGGGTATCCCCGAGATTATGACCACTCAGAAGGCTTCGGCAGTCCTTCGCGTGGGTGTGGAGCTTGGCCTTTTCGAGAAGGTCACCGAGGGTAAGAAGGTCACCTATCGCAAGATTGGGTAGCCGCACGACCCGAGCAAGTCGCTAAAAGGCTCACCCTTGCGAGGGTAAAACCCTGTCAACCTTTGGGGTAGCAGGTAGGCGCTAATTGGCTTCGGTCGCTAGCGCCTTTCTTTTTTTAAAAATAAAAACCAAAATTAAATAACTTAACTATTTGCGCCGGCCGCATTTATGGAGATTTTATGAATTTAAAAATATCTATTGTTTCCTGGACCAAGACATGTTAAAATGAAAATGCTGTTTATCTTCTCTTGGAAATGAAAATCAATCCAGGAATTCTATTTGTGAAGAAATTATGAATTGAAAATTATGCTTGATTCCTCAGACCAACTAGAGTATATTATTAATTGAAGAGAGGAACCCAAGAGAAAGGAGATGAAAATGGTTTTTGGGTTCGGCGCGGGAGGTATCCCACTTCTATAATGCGCGGCAGTAGCGAGCCGCATTAAAAATTGGTCGCTACCTTGCAAATGAGAATTCTAGATGCCCTCATTTGCAAGCGTAATTGAAAATCAAAAAATTAAACTGTTTCCTCGCCCACGTACTGCTTAGCGCTGCGTGGGCGGGATTGTTTTTTTTGAAATTTAAAATCGAACTAGTGTTCTGTTTCCTGCGGCCGGCCGCATTTGTGAAGAAATTATGAATTGAAAATTATGCTTGACACCGATGCCGCACTATGGAATAATAATAGTTGAAGCGGATGGGGCACAAAAGCACCAAGTGCACCGTAAAAGAGTGGCAATCGCTCCACTAAAAAAACAGCGAGGACTGACCCACCTACGGGTCTTTTTTCTTTTCTAAAAAATTTTACATGACAAATTTTCTTTTTTGTGTTATAATATAATTAAAGTAAAAGAGAGAAAGGAAAAAACATGGTTGCTTTTTTCACGGGACTTTTCATCGCCTTTGGTTGGCTGTGCTTTATTGCTCTTGGAATTGCAGTTCTTACTTGGCTTGACAATCGCAACTATTGGATGCCGCCTATTTATGTTGGTTGGGGTATCATTCTCTTTATTGTAACTCTTTGGGTTAACTTTATTAGTTAGGAGAAAAACCATGACCGTTGTAGAACTCATTTTCAAGCTTCAGCAAATGTATTTTGAGCATGGAGATGTGATTGTCCGTCTACACAATGACGAAGAAACAGAATGTAATGGAGTAATTTTTCTCGATGTCAATGAAGAAGAGGGGTTTCATCCAGAACCGCACCTATGTTTGATGGATTAACCGAACACTAGTTCGGTTTTTCCGTGCCGGCCCAAGTTGTGAAGATTTTGTGAAGAAACTTGCATTTTTGAAATGAATATTTTAAAATAGTAACCGTCAACCAAGAGAAAGGAAAAATCATGCAGGCTGTTTACTTTGACATGGACGGTACTATTGCTGACCTCTATGGCGTTGACGGTTGGCTTGAGTCTCTTCACAACGAAGATGTTACACCTTATGAGGTTGCAAAACCTCTGTGTAAGGAAATGCTGATTCTTAAAAGCATTTTGACTACTCTTCGCAGCTTTGGTATCACCGTTGGCGTGATTAGTTGGAGCGCTATGGATGGCTCTAAGTCTTACAATAGCAAGGTGCGACAGGCTAAAAAGGAATGGCTCAACAAATACTTTGGAAACGTGTTTAATGAGATTCACGTTGTCAAGTATGGCACTAACAAGAGCCGCATTGCAAAGATTAAAGATAGTATTCTTTTTGATGATAACGCAGATGTGCGGGCAACATGGCATGGCAACGCCTATGATGAGAAAAATATTGTCAATGTTCTTTGCGGGATTATCGCGCAACTGAAAAGCAAGGGCATGAAAAAGAAGAATTATGAAGAAGATTCTTCTGTGCCTTCTACAAATGGTCACTATGCTTACATTGACAAAATCTCTTTTACAGATTTGTCTATTATTACAAAGGTAGGCAAAGCTAGCAATCTTAAAAACAGGCGCAATCAACAAGCATCTTATCACTATGCTGACATGGCTAAAACTAGTGATGTAGAAATTAAATATTACTTTGTGTGCAAAAGTGATGAAGATGCTCTAGCTATGGAGAATGTTCTTCGTGGTGCTATGATGATGGTTTGCCCTTACAAGTTTAAACTAAATGACAGACTTCTTTATTGGGACGATGAAATAGTTGAAAAAATTATTAATCATCCCGATGTGCAGCGTTGGGCAAAAATCCTTTGCGTTTAAAAGTCAAGTGAGAAAGGAGACTCCACAAAGTCTCCACATCTCACGCCGGCTGCAAATGTGAAGATTCTGTGAAGACCTTGACACAATTATGCAGTATGATATTATTTAATTGTCAAAAGAAAAGAAAAGCCGCAAAGAAAGGAAAAATCATGCAGCTTTATTTTACTGTCCTTCTGCTTTTTGCAAACATGACCGATTATCTGATTGACATTTTTGGATGGGATGCTATGCAGCTGCTGTGGGACCCGCTGTATTTCCTCTTTGACACTCTTGAGTCCCTGTTCTCTGTAGACCTGTCTCCACTGTGGGAGCGCCTGTTTACTTAAATCATTTAAAGAGCTTCTTTTGAAGCTCTTTTTTTTGGACAAAAAACCGAACTGATGTTCGATTAGATTAGCCGGCTCAAATTGTGGAGATTCTATGAAGATATTCACATTCTTTCTGTTCTGTGCTAAACTATGTTTGTCCAAAAGAGAAAGGAACTAAAATGACTCTTGACAACCTCATTTCCAAGCTCCAAGATGTGCGTGCGGCAAATGGTAATGTTAACATTCAATTGCTCGAGTTGTATGGTTCTAAGCAGCGCAAAGGAAAGAAGAATTCTATCTTCACCAATGACATTCACCTGTCGTATGCTGAGGATGAAGATGAACCGATTGAACAGACTCCACAAATCAAATCTAATCCTATTGGTTTCTGCTAAATTAACCCCGCTTTAAGCGGGGTTTTCTTTGAGGATTAAACCGAACTGTTGTTCGGTCGATCGGCCGGCGCGAAATGTGAAGAAAATGTGAAGAAAAATTTGTAGTTGCGTATTTCTAAATCTAGGGGTATAATAATATCAACGTCAAGCAAGAGAAAGGATTCTCAAATGTCCACTAAGAACATCTATGTTATTCTTGACACCGAAACCGTCACCGATGCCCGCTTTGTCTTCGATGTGGCTTGGAATGTCTATGATGCCAATGGTAATTTTCTTACTAGTGCCAACTTTCTTGTTGACGAGGTTGTAAATAGTGTTCTTGGTTTGCCGATGCTTTCCCGTGATAGTTTTAGCAAGCGTAAGTATCCGTTCTATCGTGATGCTATCACTTTTGATTCTGTGCCTATTGCTAAGCTTTCTACTATCGCCGCAGAGTTTAACGCTCTTCAGTATGAGTACAATGCAAATATTATCATGTGTGCGTACAATGCCGCATTTGATATTTGCGTTCTTAATCAGAATTGCAATTGGTTCTATGGCGAGAACTTCTTTGATGATTCTGTAAAGTATCTTGACATTATGGTTGCGGCGATGGGTACTATTTGCGCAACTAACAAGTATGTCAACTATTGCATTTCTAATGGCTTTGTCACTGAAAAGGGCAATGTGAAGACTAGCGCGGAGACTGTTTATCAGTATTTCACTAACAATGTAGATTTTTCTGAATCTCACACCGCACTAGCAGATTGTGATATTGAATCTCAAATCTTCTTCAAGGCTAAGAGCTACAAAAAGAAGTTGGTTCACCGTCTCGCACAGCCTGTTTTCCGTTGCCCCGAATGGAAAGCTATTCAGAGCAAGCGTTAAAAGAAAACCCCTCGCACGAGGGGTTTTTACTTAGCAGAAAAGTTAACTCAGGCTGACTTCCCTGGGCCGGCGCGAATTGTGAAGATTTTATGAAGGTCTTGACACACCCCGCGCATTCTGCGAAAATAAAGACAGCCCAAGAGAAAGGAAAGAAAATGAATCCTGTGCGCGAAAAGTTCAACTTCTACTTTGTCGGTGAAACTGTTGATGGTGAAATTTTCTCTCATGAGCTTGACCGTCCCATGTCTCAGCTCCATGCAGAGCTTATCGCAAAAAAGCTTTTGCGGGAATTGGGCGGCGGGCATCTTGACGCATTCAATTCTGACACGGATGATTTTATCTTTGATGTGGAGGTTTAATCATGCTTGCTACCATTGTAATTCTTTCTGTTGTTGCTCTTTTCTGTGACCACTCCAAAATGTAAAACGCGGGAGGCAACTCCCGCGCGTCTTTAACAAAAAAGTTAGCCTGGGCTAACTTGCAGATCAGCGCCGGCGTCAAATGTGTAGATTTTATGAATTTGAATTTGACTATTGCTATTGGATTCTTTTATGTGTTATAATAGAAATGCTAGGCCGCTTGCGGCCGAAAAATTTTACCACATCGCGCATAAAAACACAAGCGAGAATCCAGGAATGTCGGTGAACGGTAGAAAAACGTCGGTGAATGGTATCCCGCAACTTCCAGGCGGTGAGCGGTAGGAAAATGTGGATGAATGGTGGAGAGAAAAAAGTCGTTGACAGGTTGGGCAAATGAGCGTATAGTAATAGTCAAGGAAGGGGAACGGAAAAGCCGAACCCCACAACAGCGGGGACGCCCCGCAGAAAGAAGGTCACCATGTCCGAGACCACCATCACCCGCAAGGCCGCTCTTGAGTTCGCTATCGCCAACCTTGACAATCCCGAAGTCTGCGCTGTGCTTCAGAAGATGCTCGGCAGCATCTCCAAGCCTCGCAAGGCTACCATTTCCAAGGCTCGCGTGATGAACGAGAACCTTGCCAACAAGGTCGCTGAGCTGATTGCAGACGACCACGCCACGGCTATCACTACTAAGGACGTTGTGGCGCTCGGTATTCCCGAGATTGCTACAACGCAGAAGGCTGCAGCTGTGCTCCGTGTCGCGGTTGAGCGCGGTCTGTTTGAGAAGGTTGTGGATGGTAAGAAGGTTGGTTATCGCAAGCTGCAGTAGTCTTGCAAGGGTCGGCGGGGTACCCTAAACCCCGCGCTTTTCTTTGCCGCAAAAGTTAACCAAGGCTAACTTTTTTCGCCGGCGCAAAATGTGTTGAATTTGTGAAAGGTATTGACACCCAAGAGGGAAAGAATTACCATTACAAGGGAGGGAGGGCGGGAGGTGCTTACAAAAGTTACCCTAAGCTAATTTTGATCTCCAGGGATCCGCATCGAACTAGTGTTCTATTTCCAGGCTTCGATCGAATTGTGAAGGAAATGTGAAGGAAAAACAGTCTTGCCGTTCTGACTTTACAGGTTCGCCCCAATGGGTGTATTATTAATTTGTCAAGAGGGGAAGCCACAGGGGCGCCCCACGAGGTACTAGGAGGTACCAACATGAGCAACACCAACACCATCACCCGCGCACAGGCCATCGCCATCGCCATCGAGCGCACGAACGACCTCCCCGAGGTCAACGAGGTTCTCGTGAAGATGCACGAGCAGCTCACGAAGCCGCGCAAGGCCACTGTGTCGAAGGCTCGTATCGCTAACGAGTCCCTTGCTCGCAAGATTGCCGAGCTGCTGCCCGCTGAGGGTCTCGGCTCGAAGGCCATCACTGAGCTTGGCATCCCCGAGGTCATGACTACGCAGAAGGCCGCTGCGGTCATGCGTGTGGCTGAGGAGTTGGGTCTTGTGGAGAAGGTGAAGGACGGAAAGTCCGTCACTTACAAGCCCCGCGCTTAGTCCCCACGTCCCGAGCATGACGTAAAACTGCTCACTTTCTTTTGGACAAAAAGTTAGCTAAGGCTAACTTTTCCTGGATCCGCAAATAATTAAATTATTTATTTATCTGCGGCCGGCTTCAAATGTGAAAATTCTGTGAGAGTCTTGCATTTGATGTTTCAAAGTGTTACCCTATTAGGGAGGGAGGGAGGGGAGTGGATCGAAAAAGTTAACCTTAGTGAACTTAGCCGGCGCAGTCCAGGGAAATGTGAAGGAAATGTGAAGGCAAAAAGTTGTTGACACGTTCTCGCAAAAGGCGTATTATTTAATTGTCGGGCGGGCAAGGGGTCTGCCCTCGGGACCTTGGAGGTCTATCATGCGTAAGGTTTTTGCTATTCTTGACATTGAGACCATCACGGACGCACGTCTCGCTTTTGATGTGGCGTGGATTGTTCTCGACTCGCACGGTGCCGTGCTTGAGCGTTACAATGCTCTCGTCTCTGAGATTGCAAACGCGCCTTTTGGCTCAACTTTGATTGCCCGCGATAGCTTCATGCGTAATAAGTCTGATTTTTATCGTGACGCGCTTGTGTTCCATTCTGTCCCCGTCAAGCCGTTCGCCGAGATTGCGGCAGACTTTGCGGCGATTTCTGAGCGCTACAGCGCCACCACTGTTATGTGCGCCTACAATGCCCGATTTGATTATTCCGTGCTTAATGACAACGCCAACATGTATTATGGTGCTGATTTCTTTGGCGCAGATGTTGAGATTGTAGACATTATGACTATGGCACTCGCTACCATTTGCGACACTAACAAGTATGTGCGTTGGTGCATGGTTAACGGTTGCATGACTGATAAGGGCAACGTAAAGACCAACGCTGAAACTGTGTATGCTTATCTCATGCAAGATAAAGATTACACGGAAGCGCATCATGCGCTGCAGGATTGCGAGATTGAAGCCGAGATTTATTTTAAGGCGCGCGCTCGCAAGCAGAAGCACCACAAGCAGTTTGCATGGCCTGTTTTTGGTTGCAAGGAATGGCACAAGGTGCAAAGCCACAAGTAAGGATAAGGGCGCGCAAGCGCCCTAACCTTTGCCGCAAATGTTAACTTGGGGTAACTTTCCCTGGATCTTAAAAAAAGTTAGCTAAGGTAAACTTTTGCGCCGGCCGCAAATATGTAAATTCTGTGATGGAGCTAAAACTGTGGTACACTTACATTGTAAGCAAACGACCTAGGAGGTTACACATGAACGAGAACACCACCCACAAGAATTGCAGTGTTGATGCTGGCCTTATTCTCACCATTATTCTTATTGTAGCCAAGGTTTGGGGCAATGCGCCTATTTCTTGGCTGTTTTGCTTCGCGCCCCTTCTGATTACATTGGGCTTTACTCTTGTTGTCCTTGCTTTTGTGTTTGTTGTTTTTTGGCTGAACAACAGAAATTATCTTTTGTAATTCAAATGTGTTCATCTTATGGAGGGGATTGCAAAATCCCCTCTTTTCCTTTATTATTAAGACAGTAAGAGACACCACCCAAGGAGGATTCAAATGGCCGACAACTTCAAGAAGACCTCGCGCACCGACTGGCTGATGGACGACCCCGACATGTGCGGCGTGGGGAACCCCAAGCAGCGCAACGCCTACCGTAAGAAGAACCACAGGCGTACCCGCGCAATTCTCAAGCGCAACCTGCGGGAGGAGCTGGCCACGTGCTAGCTCTTTTCTTTCCCGTAAAAGTTAACCTAGGTTAACCCTGGATCGAGGACGGCCGCAAAATTTTACCACACCCGTAAGCGGAATGCAATAGTCAATCCAGGATTTTTTTGATCGACCACTCACCGCCTAAAACCTACCATTCACGGACTCGGCGAAATAGTCTAGAAAATCTATTGACTCTCACGCCCAAAGTAGTATCATTAATAGTGAACAAGGGGGACATTGAAAATCGAATAAGTCAATCCACCCAAATAGAAAGGGGTTCAAAATGCTTGTGCTTGTGTTCAAGGCTTCTAATGATGAATGGTACCGCATTCAGAATGTTGAAACCGTTGAGGACGTCCTTGCAATTGCTCCAAGAACCATTCTTGAAAGGAATTTCTTCGAGCATGAAAGCGTTGAAGATTTGCGCTCTGTTGGATACTTCAAACCCAATGATTGTAAGGTAGTTCCCAAAATCAAGTACTCTGTAACCATCTATGATGATTACATCGAGTAGTAAAGGGGGCATTTGCCCCCTCACTCAATCCACAACCACTAATTGAAAGGGGTTCAAAATGAAGTATCTTCTCATTGATTTCATCGGCGGGGATGATTTTGGATTTAGTCACATTGGTGATGTAGGAGATTTCATTGTCAACCGTTGGCAAGAAT